CTGTTTAAATAAGAATTGCTATAATTCTTACTTGCTTCTTTAGCACCATCTGCTGAACCCATTTCTTCTTTAGTTAGTAATGGACTTTCTTTCATTTGATTTTCGTATTGATCGTTTTCTAGATTAATACTGTCATCAAAGTTAGTGTTAACTACACGGACGAAATCAACATTATATCCTAATAACTGTGCCATTTGTTGTACCATTGGCTCAGTAACAGGATAACGGAACTTTCCTTTAATGATAGTAACTGGTAAGTTTGCTAGATTAGGAAATCCATATGGATCTTTTTGAATAGGTGTAGTTGTTGGCGAAGAGATATCGATAGGATCAAACTTCTTAAGATTATATGTAAATAGGTCTAGGAAGTTCTTATCGACCTCGCCGGCGATTTTAATAGTGCAGTTATAAGTATGCACACTCTCAGCAATGTATTGTTTTAGGCTTTTCATATTCAATTCCCGTATCTGATATTTATCATTTATTCTCATTTTTTGCGATGAGGGCCTTTAGCAACTCATTGCGATCTAATGCTTGGCCTTCACCAAGAGGTGTGTTTTCTAACTCTTCAGTCTTAGCAAGTTGCTTCTGATCTAGTGCGGCCTTCTTCAATTGAAGGTCAAGCATTTTAAGTTTCTTGTTAACTTTAGCAGTCTTAGCAGTGATAGCATGTCCTAAGAAACTACTAGCACTGTTGAAGATTTCACTAGCAAAACGACTATCAACTTGCATACCTAAGTCCATCAGGTCTTTATAACTAGATGTTGCTAGTGTTGCAAGTTCGTCTATTTCAGTATCAGCGGCCTCTAAACCCTTAACTTGGGGAAGTGCATTCTCAATCTTTTCTAAATTGCTTAATGCTTCTGCCGTTACTTCTTGTGTTTGTTCTGGCAGTGGTTCAGTGAGTTCATTCTTCTCACTTGCCGCCATTTCAAAAAGTTCTTCTAATTTACGTGTCATGCAAGTATTTATTTCCCTTTTCTTCCGTTGTAAAACAAATCATCTTCTGTAATTACTCTGAAAGAAAAGCCTTGACTCTTGCAATAGGCCATTGCGGCTGCCCACTTAGCATGATTGATTGCTACAATCATTCTATCTTTAGCACTAGCAACTTTGCTTTCTATTAAACTTTGTTTTTTGGGTTTGATTTCTACTATTTCAGCAAGTTTTCTACCATGCTTGTTTTCATATACTACAAAGAAGTCTGGAATATAATTAGTAGGCTTACCGGTAAGTGGATGTTTATATGGGATAGTCATTGCTTCACTAGCCCAATACAATACGTTATTATTAGAATCGCAAAAGGTCATGAATGTTAGTTCCCATCCTGACCTATATTTGGGCTTATGCTTGCCTATGTATTTTTGAGGATTTTTAGGAGTGTAAATTCCCTGCGCATACTTAGCCATATCATAACACTACGTTTCTTTGTACCGCCTCGTTTGGTTTAGGGATATTACCAATACCGTATAGTGAAGCCTTACTCTTAAAACTATTCAAATAGTAACAAATTACTTTGTTCATTTGTAGTTTATTAGGTTGACCCTTGATGATCTCAAGTAATTCAACAACGTTGACTCCGCTTTCTTGTGCAATTCTAAACAAGAGTGCAGTAAAATTTGCCGCAATCTTAGTATTTTTTGAAGTACCTTTGAAGTAAGAATATATTACATCAAAGTCAGCGGCATTAACGACAAGTTTCGTGTTATAGAAATTGTCGAAAATCCTTACGGTTTGATCAAGTGTGTTTCGATTAGATATAGTTGCCATGATAGTATTTATGCAACTAAAAAGAGAATAAAATTAGCCGCCGCCTTCGCCGAAAAATCGTGGGCCGGTTGATAAGTCTTGACCATTAAACTGTTGTCCAGCAAGAGGCTCGCCTGTAATTACCGGTTGTCCTGAACCATTGCCTAAGTTTCTTGTACCAATTGGGGGTGCGCCCGCTGTACCTAGTGGTCCAGGAGTTGAACCTGCTGATGGGAAATCAAATAGTGTATTGCGAGTATTAGGCGTATTAGTTACTGAATTGCGTAACATAGCAGTTAGTTCTGCTGCCGCAACTTGTTTGATATTTGTATTCTTAAATGTGTTGTACGCAGTACCTGCAGTTTTAACAGCACCTAATAGATCACCTCTTGCTAATGCATCAAGTGTACCACCAGCCGCATCAACAAGTCCACCTTGTCCAAGAATTGTGCCATTAGCACCTAATTTACTAATTGGACTTTCATTTCTATCATAAGTCGCTTGATCACCAAATCCAGTTACGATATTACCAGGATCACGTCCATCAACTGCACCATAGTTATACACAACAGTTTCATAATCAATATTCATTCTATTTGACATTATACCATTGCCCTCGTTATAGTTATAAGTGTCATGTGAGAAACTAGTAATTACAGGGTTGATTAATGTATATGCGGTAAAGTTGTGTTGATTAAAACCAAATACAGTGATACTTTTAAAGAAAGGTACCTTTACATTACCACCGCCATTTGCTTGAGCATTATAACCCCAATCATCATCACCTGTGATCGATAGATTATAGATGTTACGCTCATTGTAGTTGTTAGGACCCTGTCCTTGTGCACCTCTACTGCCACCAAACTGTACGTTGGGTTTTAATCCGTCATTATAGTAATAATTGTAATATGCTTCCCACAATTGATTTACTTGATCGCCATTATCATCGTGGAAAGTAACATCGATAGGATCGTATTTGATCTTAGTTTGAATAATACGTTTTCTGTTATACTGATTCAACTGTACAGTATTGAATGAGTAAGTAGGTAATTTAATTTCTTTGACTAATAAACCAAAGTTAGTACTAGGTCCAACAGTTCCTACACTTCTACTATTGTATCCAACGAAAGCGTCAGGATTAATATCAAAGTATGTGTGATATAGGAATTTGAGTTTAGGAGCATTTTGATAATTATTAGTCCTAAACGTTTTTGAGGCGTGGGTGTAATCCCTCAGGTAGTCGCTGCCGAAGAATGCTCCGGCAGCGTCCTGTAATAGATTCTGTACAAAGCCAGCCATGTGACCTTAGAATCTCTGTCTAATATTAGGTTGTTCCACCGATACCTGTAGCGATACCAGTTGAACCACTGAATGCACGACCAACGCTTGCACCAACACCACTTGACAATGGTGACTGTACTGCGTTATCATATGCTAGAGTCAATGCAATAGTTACGGCTTCTGATGTACCGTAGTTCAGTGCGTTGTAGTTTGCTGACTTCAAGAAGCAACCATATAGTTCCCATGTTTCTAAGACTGTTGGGGCTAATGCACCGTTACCACCGTCTAGAATTTCGATGTTTGTTTGGAACTTGTAGTCTTGACCTGTTGCGGCTGATGCCTGCTCAACGAAATCCATCTGCTTCTGTAGTTGCTGACCAACTGCTTTCGAAACGCTACCTGAAGCATCGTCACGAATGTTGACAGTCATATCCGCCCAAGTGTGCTTACCTGCAATTTTTAATGTTGAGTTGTACACTTGTAATGGAATTTCAGCAAATGATAAGTTTGGACGTGAGCAGTCAATAACCTGCTTAGTGAGGCTTAATCCGCCTGTAGCATCAACACCGAAGTTCAGAAAGTTAACTCTGAAACGGAATTGTAACTTAGGCATTAACAGACCTTGGTTGCCTCCAGCATTATCAGATGCTACGGTCATGTTAAACAATGATTGTGAGGCTGTTGCCATTTAAATTCTCCTGTTATATGTATTTATCATTTTGAATGGGTGTCCTAAGACACCCATTCATCTTTTATTAACTGCTTAATTCACCTGTGTTGAAGATACGTACTGGGACATAGATGAATTCGACTGCCTTAACAGGCTCGATTGCAACATCAATCCATAGTTCATTTCTATCAATTCTTGCAGGTGTGTTGTTAGACTCATCGCATACAACCAAGTAATCATAGACACCTCGTTTTGCTACCAAGTCAACTAGTAATGTTTCAACAACACCACTGATTTGCTGTCTTGTGTATGCATCATTAGGTTCGAATACGAACGGTCTTGCCGCAATTGTCAACTGACGACGGATATAAGCAACTAGTCGTGCTACGTTAATTCTGTCAAGTGCAGAAAATGAATTGAAACTTGACTTGTTACCGTAGTTGAGTAGTCCGTTACCAGTGAAGAACACCATTGGGTTAATCTGATTAGTATATAATACGTCACGAATACCAATGCGTGTCTTGATTGTGATAAACTCACCTGTTTCACCATCAACGAAAC